GAGCACCGCACAAGAACGAAACACCGCACTGGATGGTGCCGTTCGAGAACGTCGTATCGGTGTTGAGGCCCGTTCCGGCGTCTTTCCCCTGATAGAACTCAGGGATTTCCCGGTAGATGACGCCATCATAGATGAGGTCGCCGTCCTGGAAGAGCGGGTTCGAGTCCACGTCGCGGGCGCGCGCGTCGCGGTTCGCCGCCTGCATCACCGTATCTTGCTTCAGATCGCGGAAGCCGAGCGGATGGCAGAACATCACATAGAACTCGCGACCCTGCGTTCCGGTCTTGAACGGCCGGATCATGGGACGCGCCTGGCGGGCCATGAACTTTGCGAGCGAGCCGACACCAGTCGAGAGCTTGTCGTCGGTGTTATCGAGCGCCGTCAGCCCCGTGGCATGGGTTGCAGAGTAATTCGCCTGCGTCTTGCCGTAGAGAATGCGGTCGACGTTGTTGGCCGAGAACGCGTTGCGCGTGGTGGCGTCCGCAGCCGAGAACGGCGTGCCGTCCGACATCTTATGGAAAGCCTCGATCAGGCGATATTTGACGTTCTCTGTCGACCAGGCTTTTAGGCTGGGGCGAGCTTGCGCCATGAAATCGACTGCTGATTTCTCGCGATCATTTTTTGACGCGATGACTCCCTGTCGGCGAAACCCCCAGTTTATGTCCTGATAGTACTGATCTAGCTGCTGTTCATTACCAGTCAAAGGAGTATTGCCGGTCACGCCCGTGCCATTCAGCTTGCCGACAAGAGGAATGCGGATGGTATAGCCATTCGTCTGCAGGTCGTTGACGACATTGATGATGTCGTCGGAGGAATCGCCCATATAGGAATCGAAACCGGTGTCACGGATGTATTCCACGATGAACTTCGAGCGCCATTTTGTAAGCTCGAGTCCGGAGAGAACGGTAGTGTTTGCCATTTTGGTTGATCTTTCGTGATCAGGAGTTGACGATCACGAAGCGCCTGAGACGCGGCTTACTTGCGCTTCCGGTCTGAACCGAAAACGCTACCCATCATCGCTTCGTCGCTTATCGGATGCGCAACGTTAGCTCCCGCTCCCGTTCCCGTCGCGTCGACGAGAGAGCCCGGAAACCTTGGCTGCGCTTGTGGCGCCTGACCCGGAACAACAGCCCGATTGCCCGTCTTCAATTCTTCCAGAACCTTGGCCCTGATTTTTTCCTCGAGAGTCTTCTCGTAAGCGTCGGGATCTTCCCCGACGCGAGCCAACACCTGCTGATGGCGGTGCCACTTGATCATGTCGCCGTAGCAATCTTTGCTCCGGACGAAATGCTGAAGCGCACCCGCCTGATTTGCGGCCTGGAAAGCAGCGTCGACGATCTGGTCGCCGTGCTTATTCCGGGCAAACATTTCAGACGTGTTCAGGCGTTGATTGAGAAGAGCCTGTTGGAATTCGTTCTGCTGATAGGCCAAGGCGCCGGCCGGATCGAAGTTCGGATCGGGCGCCGGTTGCGGCGGGTTTTGAGACGCCTGAAGTCTGCGCTCGATGTCGGCAATGCGTTGCTCATAAAGCCGCGCATTTTCTTCTGCCGCTGTGCGCAGTCGAGCTTCTTCCTCGCGTGATTTTTCCGCCGCTTGGCGTTTTTCACGTTCGGTTGTCAGCTCCTTGAGAGGGACAAATCGGCCCGTTGATGGATCGCGGTATCCTTTGGCGTCCGGGTCGGTTGCTTCGGGCTTGGATTCCGGCTCTACCGCTTCTTTCGATTGCGGTTCGGCTGTCGGTTCTTTCGCCTCGGCTTCCGGCTCGGCAGGAGCGGCGGGATCGGCTCCCCTGTCGCGGCTTGAAGAAAACACGTCATTCAATAGGGTATCGTCTTCCGACTGTTCAGTCGTCATTTGTCTCTCTCCGCAGTATCGTTGCTGGTCACGAAAGCAGCCAATATCGCTTGGCTGGTGCGCGGTTCACCCGATTACGCGCGGATGATCGCGGGACGCCGCTAAAGGCGGCGAGTCTGACGCACGGTTACAGACAAGCCTTATTCCGGCTTGTAATCCTTGAACGGAATGTCGTTGTCCTTACCGACAACGCGGGCCTTACCGCCACCGATCTCGCCGGTGCTGCGGCCCTTGATAAGATTGAACATGCGATCAGCTTCGAAGCGCGCCTCGGACGACTTGAAGCCTTGCGCCGTCGCCAACTTGAGACATTCGAGCTTTAGAAGTTCATCGTCCATCATTGCATTCCTGCGAGTTGTGGGTTGACGGGTAATCCGCCTGGCATCTGCGGTGACGGAAGCGACGGCTGTCCTTGGGGCATCGGCTGCTGCGGCTGCGGCTGCTCATCTGCGTCCGGATCAGGCGGGGCCTGGGGCGGTGGAGCGCCTTCCGCGTATTGTTCGATTGTCGGTTGTCTGTAGTTGAGCGGGAACATCTGCAACGCCTGCATAGCCGCCAGCATGTCCGGTTGCGCCGGCGGCGCTTGGAGGATGGGGTTGCCCATCGCATCGATTTGCGGCTTTTGCTGCTGCGGCGTGAATGCTTTCGCCAGTGCCGCGACGGCCTGAGCCCGCTGGTATTCGGCCTGTGCCACGTTCTTGTCGACCGTCGACGCCTGAACCAACTGTTCGAGCCGTGCCATGCGTTGCTGCATCTGAGCGACAACAGGATCAGGCGCTGTCGCCTCGTCGATCATCTTAAACAGGCGTTCTTTATTCGGCGCGTTCGAGAGTTCGATCAGCACTTTCGGCGGAACCGCGTTCGCCCCGAGCTGCGAGAGGGTCTGCAACAGCTCTTCATTCATCGTGATGACGTCGGGGCCTTCTTCCATGATGATGTCGACATCGATCTTGCCGACAACGTTCTGACTGATGGCCTGCCCTGTCTGCGGGTCCGTTCCATACTGGTTCAACCCGATGAACTGCGGCGCGTCGTTCTCATCCGTCACTCTGATCCACTTCTCCGCCGTCCAGGACTGCTTGATACGGCACCAGAGCTTTCTGTAGATCCTGAGCTTCCAATCCCTGTTGCGCTCGAAGACCGGAGACAATTCCGTCATGCCTGAATCACGTTGGGCCAGGATTGCCCGTCCCGACTGGTCCGCGATGCCGCCGCCCTTGCCGATCAGGCCGGGGTTAGGCCCGAGGTTCTCAAGTGATGCCTGCGATTGCTCAAGCAGCGCCGATTGGCCTTGGATGTCGGCCGAATGATCGATGATGCCTGAAGATGTTCCCCAATCGCCATCATGTTCGATGATGCCATCGGGGCGGGCAAGTTGGCGCCGCGTCTCGTCGATATCGCCGAGGGAACCGCGGCGAACATGAAGCTGCTTGGTCGACAGAAGGTGCAAAAACTTCGAGCGCCGATGATTGATCTCATCCTGCATCGGCTTCATGTTGCGGATCGGACCGTAACGGTTGCCCTTCTCATCGACATAAGGCGACCACGCTACATAAGGGCAGTCCGGATTGCCTTCTTCATCGATATAGGGCGATACCGCGCTCTCGAGTTCAACCTCGCCAATGAAGAAGCAATAGCACCAGCCCAGAACCTTGCGTGGCGGGGTCAGAGCGGTCGAACTCATCATCTGCGACTGCGGCATGACCTGTTGGACCATGCACCTCTCCCAGAACTCGACAACACGAACCCGGCGGCTTTCGAATTCCGCCCATGCCGTTTCATGGTTCTGATCCGAGAGCGCAAGACCGCCGATACCGTTGCTGTTATCGATCAGGCTTTCGAGCTGGTCTGCCTTGTCCGGCCATTTCTCCTTAGCATCGTCGATATCCATCCAGATATGCAGGCCCATATAGCGCGCATCTTCGAAGTCGGTACGAACGGACCGGGGATCATAGAAGAAGCGGTCGCACTGGACGGATTTGATTTCCGGATCTGGACCTGACGCATTCGTCTTGATGCCGACGGAGCAAACCCCGATGCCACGCACCAACCCGTCATGCGTGCCGGCAGAGCCGACGAACTCCCAGCGGTTCAGGTCGCAGGCGTAGCGCATCCCAGCCGTTGCAACGTCAGCTGATTTCTCATCGTTCGGCGTGCGCGGATAGCCTTTCGGGTCCCGGCGCATGCGCTGCTCGATGCCGACGAGAAAATCAATCTTGCGGCCAATGCGGTTATCGAAGATATCGGCCTGTCCGCGCTTTTTGAGCTTGTGGCGCTCAGCATCAGACCACTGACCGAGACCATGATAGTATCCCTCTGCGGTCAGTTGCTCCTTGATCTCGAATTGCTTGTTTGTCTCGTAGGCCGTGAACCAGCGGCGATATCGGACAAGGTCGGGCTTGTAGCCTTGCACCTCCGAAGATGCGGCGTCAGTCGTCATTGTGACTTCCATCCGTCGTCATTCCGTTCCTCGTTCAATCGCTTGTAGCCACTAGCCTGCGATGTTGTTGGCGGTTTTGGATTGGCAGCAGGGATCAGTTCGTCGAGCATCCGGCCAATGAGGCCGAACGCGTCCACCTGGTCGTCGTGCTTGCCGGCAGGAAACACCAAAAGCTCTTGCGTGAAGTCCTGAATCCAAGCTGCCTTCGAGGGCATATAAACCTTGCCCATCGATGTCCGGGCCTGGATCGATCGTGAGCGTGTCGGTTTGTCTGCCGCTGAGGCGACCTGCTCTCTGCGGCAGTAGACCCGTTCTTCGCGCATGCGCTTTTCTAGGAACGGACCTATCGATTTGATGATCTGACCCTGCTCTTCAACCCACATCAGCGGCTTGTGCTGTCGAACGAGATCGAGCCACGCTCCCACCCAGGCGTCAGATGCGGTCTGCCCGCGCCAGAGATCGAGAACGTAGATATTGTCATCGGGATCGACCCCAATAACCACATGCACAGTGTAATCCCCGTCGCCTTCCGTGACGGCGTAGTCCGAGGCGCCATAGATGCGAAGCTGCTTCGGCTTATCGTCGTACCAGCGGAACCAATCCCGCTTGAAATACACGCCTTCATCAGGAGCTGGCCGTTGCTGATAGAGAGCCGACCAGTCCCGGGGCAGCGTCGCGCGCTTGATGCGTTCCAACTGTTCGATCGGATAGAACTCCGGCCATAACGCGTGACCATCTGGACTGATCGCGGGAAGCTCCAGAATATCCCACTTGTCGCCGCCTCTTGCCTGTTCTTCGAGCAACCAGCCTGTCAGATCGTCCTCATGCCAGCGGGTGTTATGGCTCACCAAGCCATTTGCGATGAAGTTTTCCGTTCTATCGACTTGGATATCGAAGACGTCCTCAATTCCGCTATCGACGACCTCAAGAACCACATCGCCCGTTACTTCGAACGTACGCAGCGGCCGCGAGAAGAATTTCCTCAGTTTTTCCGTAACCGATCGCAAGGTTGCAATCATTACAGAGAAGACCTCTGACCTTCTCGCTGTCGTGGCAATGATCGACGCAGAGCTTGTTGTTCCAATGCGCTCTTGTGTTCTTGTCGCTTGGAGGCTGCTTACACACGGCACAAACGCCGCCCTGCTCAGCAAGAACTGCGATGTATTCCGCATGCCCAATGCCATAGCGGTGGCGCATGTGAGCTTCACGCCGTGAGCGAGGATTGACCGAAGGCGGGCGATGGCCTGACGACCACTTGTGCTTGTTGTAGTGTGACTCGCAGAAGCCCTTGCATTTTGCTGGCTTGTCACAACTGTCGACTGAGCATGTAATGCCCCGCCATTTTCCCCAATAGCCCTCAGGATAGTGCTGCCCGGCCTGAGCGAATCCGTTCTTAGCCACTTCTTCTCACCGCCTTCATCAACAAGGAAAGGATGCCTTGCGTTTGCTTTGACGATGATACCTGATTTCATCCTGATTTCGAACACGCGATCAGGACCTTGGTTGGCCCAGTTGCGCACAGTTGACGTGGTAATAGTCCCATTCTCGTACGTTGCGATCTCATCTCCTGGACGTACATCTCGTAGCATTCTTTGGGTGCCGTCTGCCATCAAGACGGGTGTTTCTCCTACCATGCACTGCACCACGATGACAGCGCGCGGGAAGCGCGACAGGACAACCGATGAATACCATTGCTTGACCGTTTCACGTGTGCGTTCGCTATCGGCTTCTTCGCGGTCCTTCAACGGGTCATCAATGAGAACGATAGGCCCGACCGTGCCGCGTCCCGTCAGTGCCGTGCCAACACCGGCGGCGATGTAGAATCCGCCCTGTGATGTCCGCCAGAATCCCTTTGCTCTCGTGTCTTCCTTGAGCTGAACGTTCGGAAACAGGTTGCGGTAGGCAGCGCTATTGACGATGTCTCGGACCTCGCCGCCGAATTCTTCCGCCTTGTTCAGGTTGTACGACGCTGACATCACGGTTGCTTCAGGGTTGCGCCCGAGAAACCACGCAGGAAAACGTCTTGAACCGAGTTCCGATTTCCCGTGCCTCGGCGGCATGTTGATCATCAAGCGATCAATCTTGCCGTCTTCAATGGCCTCGAGCTTTTCGGCAATCAACCGATGGTGGGCAGCGGGGCGATAAGCCCGGTTCGTGTATTCCGAGAACTCAATTAGCCCGCGACGGGCGTGGCGTCTCCGAAGCAGTTCCTCCGCGGCCTGAGCGGGCGAGATTAGCAAGTTCGTCGTCATTCAGGTCCTCGACACCGGACACATGCTTGACCTCGCTCTTGTCGACCAGGAGGCCATGAAGTTTGCCGATGAATTCAGTTGCCTTGACCATTGCTGATGTCTGCATTTGCCCACTGTTCGGGGCGACGCGCTGTGCCTCGTCGTAGGCCTTCATGGCCATCTGAGTGAGTTTCTCTACGGTGATTTCGGTTCGCTTCTGGGCTGCGAGTTGTATCTGTTGCACCCTAACGGCCACCTCATGGTGTTGTAGGAGCTTCGATGCTTCATTCCAGATAACCTGATCGCTCATCTTTTCTGCGCAGTAGGAGGATCGATAAGCCTCGCTCGCATTCCCGGTCTCAACGTAGGCGCGTGCGAAGGCTTCTTGCTTCGGCGTCATCTGTAATCCCAGCAAAATGGAACGCCACAGTCCTCAAACCGTGATCTCTGCACGTTGAAGTCTCCCTCTACTGCGCCAGCTCCGGCGCCTGTCGAAACCCAACGATAAAACCAGCGTCCGCCGTGATTTGGCGTGACGTCGAGATAATAGCTTCCGGTCGCTGCCTTCCCCAGAACGATGTCCGTCCCAAAGGAATAAGTTGTCTTGCCTCCGCACGGAGAGATGACGACGGCCTGCACAGTGTCCGGATCTACAGGATTTCCTGTCACAGAGTCCTGAAAGCAGGTCGTGAGCCTCATGGGCTGGCCGGGGGCTATCTTGCCGGGCTCAATCACCGCTTGCCTCCAGAAACTTTCATGCGGACGAGACCGCGACCATCGTTGCTTGGGGTTTGGGCGAATGCGCCGGCGTGAATGCGAGTAAGCCCACGCCCATCATTACAGGGCGAATTTATGTGTCCTCCTGCTCTGATGGACGCGAGAACACGGGCCGCAACATTGGCTGTCGCTATGAGCGTTACGTCGTCGAGTGTGATCCCAGCCGTACCCGAAAGGGTGAGCGTGCCGGTTGCAACAAGCGTTGCCGCGTCGAGAGTAATGGCCGCTGTTGCGGCAAGATCGAGTGTTCCGGTAGCAACAAGTGTTGCATCATCGAGTGTCGTGGTTTCCTGGCCTGAGATTGCCAGTGCGGACGATGCCGAGAGTGTTGCGTCGTCAAGTGTTACATCGACAACCCCGGTGTTGCCGAGAGCTATGTTCTCAACGCCGCCGATCGGATAACCGATTGGATTACCGATCATCCTCTAGTCCTCGTATGACGACACGTCCTGACGATGTGTCGGAAATATCTGCGTCCCGCGACGCGTGCGCGCCTACGCAGGCCAAACCATCGCGGGAAGCTCCGCAATCAGTACGTCAATGGTCGGCTGGGCACGCTCGCCATCAATGACTTTCGCGAGCTCTCCATATGCGTAAGCCCATACCGCATCACGCCACGCCGCGAAGACTTGCGCCTCGGCCGCCCATGCTGGGATTGTGCTGACAGTGTAGGACGCGAGAGCGACGCCGTCCGCGTAGTTCCG